TCCTCTGATTTTACGGGTGGCATGGACACTCCACTACCAAAACTATACAACAGTCTCTACGCAATTTAGTCACTCATACGCGCTCTGGCGCTTGAGGAGTCTTGTCGATCGTGAACCGCGTCATACGAGTTGCTCCACGCATATATCTAGCCGGTACTGCATGGCTGTCGCGCCGCTCGATGCGTACGTCGTGGCATACGTGAGGTTTGTGGCCTGGTCAGCCCGCACGATGGCCACGAGGCTTCCTGTCGTGGCGGTCGTATTGCCAGTCATGGCAGCACTACTAGCGGTACAGGCCACGGCCTGAGTCCATCCAAACGTAATCGTTAATGAACTAGAACTCGAGGCCGCCCGTGTAATACGGGCCGCGGCGGAGAGGCGGTAGACGCCTGGCGCAATCGACGGCACCGCAATCGCCGTCGCGCTCAACGACGCCGCTTGGGTTGTTTTCTCGACGGTGCCCAAGCGTTCCGGGGTGTTATTAACACGTCCCGTCAATGACAGTAACCAATACCGCATTGCGTGGGTGACTCGCCCGCTGATACGGGCATCCGAGATGGGGCGTTCTACGACAAATTCTGGTATAGGCGCGAGGACTGACGACATCAGCCACTCCTCCAGAAGCCACGTCCCTCGACTTCCGCGCCCACTAATCTCCACGGGATCGGGTCGCTTACTGTGATGCTTGGCACCCAACACTGCGTGCTCGAAGGCAAGCGCGTCCAGACGACATGCACACCATAGGCGCCCTGTTTTCCCGCACCAGCCGTGCGTTCGTCAGACCAGGTTTTCGTGTTTATCGAGGATTGCAGCATGACGCTCGGATCGACGCCGGCACCACTCGAGTTCCCCAGTCCGACCTCCATCATCAATTCGAACCGACTGACAAACATGCGGCGCACGTCTGGGTTACGCCATAAAGGCGGGGGAGTACGTACGCGCCGAATGACTGACCCATCGCATTCGGTTGTGGTGGCGTTGTCCATCACGCATAGCAATCCGCTGCTTCGATCGCCGACTAAGTGCTTAGAAAATCCATAGGCATGGCTCCGCGGTCCCCAGATACCAAAGTCCCCATCCGAGGAATCCCATACTCCACGCTCATGCCATATCCCACTCACCAGGTCGTATACCCACGTGGCATTTGCGCTTGGGAAGGTCAGGCAATAGAAAACATGGCCTTCGGCTGAGTAGACCACGGCTTCAGCATCGGTAATCTTTGAGGTGCGCTCATACCCTGCGATGGCCGTCTCAACAGCGTGCGTGCTAATACGTACAGGGTTTGGGCCTTGGGCGCTGACGACCATGCCCGCCCCATCGGCTGTTCGAGACAGCCAACACATCGTGTCCCCTACGAGCTTGACGGACCAGGGTGCGGGGGTGCCATAACTAAAGACGGCCCCAGGGACGGGAGCGAAAGGAAACGGGCTCGTGCCGGCGTTATACCAGACCTCTCCTGTCTGTTCCCCAATGAGCCAGATCTGCCGGCTCCCATCGATCACCATAGCCCGCCACGGATCTGGTGCGATACTGCGCTGGGCAAACTGGGTGGCATCCCAGGTTGTGCCATCGTTTAATTCACTGATGCGGAACTTTGAGGTGGCGGTGTCAAAGGCGAGGAAATAGCCATCAATCATTCCGGCCATCACGCAATCTCCAGTCAAGACCGTGGAGACGCCGTTTGTGGAGAGATTGAGCAAGTAGCCATTCGTTCCACTGGCAATGAGGAGCTCATCGCCGCCGTCGCCGTTCGAGGCGATTGAAGCGGGATTCGCGTCCTGCACGACAGTGCCGCGACTCGTGGCCGTCGCTGTGTCGAATATCTCATAGAGCGTGGGGCCGATAACCGCATGGACACGTCCGGCCATTGAAAACAACGCTCGCGTATTGACCTCTGGCACCGTCAAGAATGTTGACTGACCAGGACACGGATAGAGCGCGGCCCCCCACGGAACCGCGCCTTGGTTAATGCGTTCTGGATACCAATTGACCGTGCGCTCCATGTCGGCCATTGGGCTTTGCAAGGCAAACGACCCTGAGATAAAGCCGGGATACAACATTAGGTATCCGAATAGATGTTATAGGGCCATCCCGCACCGCCAAAGAGCGTCCCTGCTACACCGGAGGACATATCAGAGAGACGCATATTCGCCCGCTTTACGTCAGCCTTACTTTCCATCGCGGCCACTTGCAACGCCGGCGTAATGCCAGCATCAAACGCTGAAGAGAGCTCGAGCGCCAATCCTGTTCGTAGAAACCGCCGATACCCTGGCGGAAGCGCCACCGTATCAGAGACCGCTGTAAACTCAGGCACAGGCGTCAGTGAGTAGATGACACCCTCGAGCGTAGTGCTGGTCGGGATCGGGTAAGGAATTAAGACGCCATAGCCACTAGCATCGTATGTAGGGTTGTAGTACCAGACCTGCGGAAAGGTCGAGGTGAGCGTCTTCTGCGCGATGGCATCATACGCATCTTCCGTGAGTGGAGGCCCGAGATTGTATTCAATGGTCGTATCGGGCGCGGTATCCTGAAACCCGATATTTTCAATCGCTAACGGACCTGTGGGCCGTGCGATATTAACAGTCGCCCCTGTTCCAATCGTGTAGGAACCCGTTCCAGAAACGAGGGTCCACACAGTGCGCGTAAGGGTATACACGCTTAACCGCTCTGTTGCCAGCGTATTAATCCAATCATTCAAACGCGACAAGCTAAGTGCCGCATCGTCTGCCGAGACCACTTCTCCGCTTTGGATGACGCGCAGATCTTGCAATGCGCCGGTAATGAGCTCCGTGACAGTCATGGGACTTAGATCTGATACATCGCGTTCATGAGTGTCGCCGTCGTGTTGGTGCTATTAATGCGGATGCACCTGAGTGGAAGCATTGTCCCAGCCAACACCGTGAATGGCGCGATACTGCCATCGGGAAAAACCGCCACGACCACGCCTGCGCCACCCACGAAGATCGCGTCTGCGGTAATGGCCTTCGTGCTCGCATTCGCGGCGTAGGTGCTGCCATCGAAGTTGACCGTGTCACTCTTCGTGGCGACGACCGCTCGATTGTAGGTGCCACTCGATTCTGCCATTAGTTGGGGACCACGACTCTCTTCGGACGACCGCGCTTCCGCTTGGCCGGGATGGAGGGCAGATGCACATGCGTGGCGTCATCGGCCACCTTGGCTTCGCGCTGTGCGAGGTCGCTCATGCGCGTGTCGCTGAAGTGGCGCATCGCGGCAATGTCAGCCATCGACTTCTGGGTCTTCTCATACCCGTCCATCGCCTCTGTCGGCGTGGCATACCAGCCCTGCTTCACCGAGACATCCACTTCGTCCTGGTTCTTTACGATCTTCTGGCATGAGCGCGAGAAGGCTTCGCCGACCGCATCGCCGACAGCCGCCAGCGGATCGCCACACATGACTTTGCCGTTGTCGCGTGCTCTGGCCTGATAGACCATCTTCGGAAAATCTTCATAGCCATCCGCGCCAAACCCGCCGTGGCGCTTCTGGGTGTTCCACTTCTCAAGCTCTCGCGAAAACTCGCTATCGGGATTGCGGATGATCGACATAGATCCTCAAAGGAAAAGAGGAGACGGCGAGAGGCCGCCTCCCCATCGTTAGTACTACGCGATTGCCACGTCGATGGCCGTCAGCGTGCCGCTCATGGGAGACGACGCTGGCACCCAGATACTATTAGCCGCGACTAACAGGAGGGCGCACTGGCCGCTCCCGTCAAACGTCCCAACATCGTACCCGGACCCCGCATCGCCAAGGCCCGCCGTGTAGGTCACGGTATGGGCCGCTTTTCCGTTCCCGACGATATTCAGATAAATACCGTCCTGTGAACTATCAGGGTTAGCGAGCGTCATCGCCAGTGCATCCGTGCCGTTGATGACCGCTGTCGTCCACTGTGCTGCACCGAAGGCGACGGCCCCGGCTGCCGAGTAGGACGTGGTGGTGAACGCGATCAAGCCCGGCTTGAGATTCGCGGTGCCGGGAGCCGCGACCGTGAAGTCGGCCGCATCCCCGTGCGTGACATTCGCGGAGGCCACATGGGCCGCCGTCGCGGTGCCATTCTGTCCCCGAGTGACGCCAACGGTCGTCCCGCTGGTGTAGCTCTGGAGAACTTGCATGAACTCGCCATCAACGAGCACGATGCGCCCTGCCGCCACGGAGGTAGCCGAGGCAACAACGATGTCCGTGTCCGTGACGGCGACAGCGGAACTGAGCGTGGTAGTAGCTAGTGCCATGATTAACCCCAGACCCGCGAAGCCAGTCGCGCCTGAATGGTGGCTGCGCCGATCAGAATGTCCAGTCTGCTGGGATTCTGGTCTG